GCGGCGAGCGCATCCGCGCACGTGGACGAGTCCGGCGATACCGGACCCGAGGCGATCATATCCACCGGGTCGCCGACGATATCGCTCAATATCACGGCAAACACATGCGCCGGGGCGCAATGACGCGCGAACCGGCCGCCCTTCACCGCCGAGAGGCGTTTGCGGATCGTGTTGATCTCCACGATGTCCGCACCGCAGGCGAGAAGCTGCGCGGTGATGTCCTGCAATTCCGCGCCCGAAACGAGCGGGCTTTCAAAAAGCGCGCTGCCCCCGCCGGAGAGAAGAAAGAGCACCGTGTCGTCCGCCGTGAGATTTTCGGTGAGCGCGAGCGCCTCGCGCGCGGCGGAGAACGAGTTTTCGTCCGGCACGGGGTGTCCCGCCTCGCGGCAGACAACGCCGGGGATCGTCCCCTGCGCATGGCCGTATTTCGTGATGACGATGCCGGTATCGATCCGCTCGCCGAGCGCCGACACCGCCGCCGACGCCATGCGCCACGCCGCCTTTCCCGCAGCGACGAGGATCACGCGCCCCGGAAAGTCCGCCCCGTCGAGCGCGCGCCGGACGGCTTCATCCGGCAGCACGGCTTCGATCGCGCGGGTATAGATATACTTCGCGTCCTCGCGCAGCGCACCCATGAGCCGATCACATCCTTTGGAAGTGCTTTTGCAAAAAGTATAGCGCCGTTTTCGTCGTTTGTAAACAAATCCGGCCGCAAAAATGTGCGTTGACAAAACCCGCCGCAGGGCATAGAGTGGATTTGAATTTAAAAAGCCGTAAGGAGGACACGCACTTGAAGCTCAACGCCAGAAAAGACGTACCGGTCAACGAGACATGGGATCTCTCCCTGATTTTCGCAGCGGAAGCCGATTTTGAGGCGGCGGTCGAAAAAGCAAAGGCGCTTGCCGACACGCTGGAGAAAACGTACAAAAACGCTCTCACCACGCCGGAGAGCATCGCCGAATGCCTTGCGCTCTATGAGGAGCTGGAGATCCTGCTCTACCAGACGACGAGCTACACGAGTCTCGCCGTTTCCGTAGACTATACCGATACCGAGGCGCAGAAGAAGGACGCGAAGATGACCGCGCTCGCCGCCGAGATCGGAAGCCGCCTCTCGTTCATCGAGAGCGAGATCGCCGACGCGCCCGAAGAGCTCATCCGCGCCGCCATGGACAAGACCGGGCGCGCGAAGCATTATCTTGCGGAGATCCTCCGCGAGAAGCCGCACCGTCTCAGCGCCGAGACCGAAAAGGTCCTCGCCGCACTCCGTCCGGTATTCAACGCGCCCTACGACATTTACCACATGACGAAGCTCGCCGATATGAAGTTCGGCTCCTTCACCGTGAACGGCAGGGAATACCCGCTCGACTACTCGCTCTTCGAGGACGAGTATGAGTACGAGGCCGACACGGACGTGCGCCGCGCGGCGTTCCGCGCGTTCTCCGATAAGCTCCGGGAATACGAGAACACGACCGCCGCCACCTACAACACCTATCTCACGCAGCAGCGCATTATGGCCAAGCAGCGCGGCTTTGCCGACATGTTTGAAGCCGACCTCTTCACCGACCACGTCACGCGCGAGATGTACGACCGGCAGATCGACCTCATCACCGAAAAGCTCGCGCCCGCGATGCGCAAGTACGCCCGCCTCGTCGGGAAGATGAACAAGCTCGACCGCGTGACCTTTGCCGATCTCAAGCTGCCGCTCGACGCGGAGTTTGACCCGCGCGTCACGATCGGGGAATCGCGCGAATACGTCCGCAGCGCGCTCTCCGTTCTCGGACAGGACTACGCCGACATGGTGGACGAGGCGTACGATAAGCGCTGGATCGACTTTGCCCGCAACGTCGGCAAGGAGACGGGCGGCTTCTGCTCCTCGCCCTACGGCTGCAATTCCTACATTCTGCTCAGCTGGAACAACCGCATGGCGGACGTGTTCACGATCGCGCACGAGCTCGGCCACGCCGGACACTTCCGGCTGTGCAACGGCGCGCAGTCGCTCTTTGATACGAACGTCTCCGGCTATCTCATCGAAGCGCCCTCCACGATGAACGAGCTGCTGCTCGCGCAGGATCTCCTGCGCAAGAACACCGACAAGCGCTTCCGCCGCTGGGTGCTCTCCTCGCTCATCGGGCATACCTACTACCACAACTTCGTCACGCACCTGCGCGAGGCATGGTACCAGCGCGAGGCGATGAACATCATCGAGCAGGGCGGCGCGGTGAACGCCGAAACGCTCTCCGGCATTTTCCGCAGGAATCTCGAAACGTTCTGGGGCGATGCCGTGGAGCTGACCGAGGGCTGCGAGCTCACCTGGATGCGTCAGCCGCACTATTACATGGGGCTCTATTCCTACACCTACAGCGCCGGTCTCACGCTCGCAACGCAGGCCGCGCTCAACATTGCCGCCGAGGGCGAGAGCGCCGTGGCGCGCTGGCGCGCGATGCTCGAAGCCGGCAGCACGCGCGATCCGCTCGGTCTCGCCGCCATTGCGGGCATCGACCTCTCCACGCCGGACGCGCTTGAGCACACGATCGCCTACATCTCCGGTATCATCGACGAGATCGCCGCGCTGACGGAGGAGATCGACGGCATCACGGTAGATTAAAAAATTTCAACAAATTTCAGAGAGCCGCCGACGGTGTGAATGCGGTAAGAGGTTTCCGCGGGTGAATGGCCTTGCGAGGGCAACCAGAAAGGGAGCAAAACGCCATGGAAAACCGGAACATCCCCTACAAGATCTATCTCGACGAAGCCGATATGCCGCAGGCATAGCACAATCTCCGCGCGGACATGAAACATAAGCCCGCGCCGCTGCTCAATCCCGGCATAGGCTACTTCAACATGACCGCCTATCAGGCGTTCAACGACGGCAAGATGACCGACTATATTCCCAGCGACGAAGAGCTCGCCCGAAGCATCGCCACGCTCCCGAAGGTGCCGGGCATGGAATAAGAAAACGATATGGCAACAGCAGCCGCGGCTATAAAAGCCGAAGCTGCTGTTGTTTCATGGGTTTTTCAGATTGACACAGCCGTTTCTGCACCGGAAGCCGCTTCGGGATCGCTCAGCGCCAAAGCGTTTTGGAAGAGCCGGATCTCGTCAAGGTATATCTTTTTGCATCCGGAGGATATACACGGTTAACACAAAGCACAATACTGAAGTACGACCGCTTCCGCAAGAACCGCAAGGCGATAATATATCACTACCTCATCTTTTTCCATTCCGGACGATTGGTTTATTAGTTTAGCAAAAGCGTCTCGCTCCTCTTTGGATATAATGCTGTCTGTCGGACAATTGAATTTTTTTTCATGCCGCAAAAGCTGCGTACAGTATCCGCCAATCGCAGAATCAACGGCTATAAGATTCGGAGCGTGTTCGTGTACAGCCGCCGGAATTTTTGACGAAAGAAAGGCTTTAAAAATGTATTCATGCTGTTTATTCTTCATTTAATTCACCTATACCAGAAAGTTAGAATTTTGCCAAGCGATGTAAACATTCCTCCCGCGGAATCCGAGTATGTAAAGTTCCATGAGGCATTTCCATATCTATAGTTGAACGTATACTGCAGTACTGATGAGTTTCGATTGGCAAATCCCAGTGCATCTTGAGTATATTTAATAACATTGTTACCCCTTGTCAATCCCTCACTTACCACATGTTTATTGTAGTGATAGTTCATCGATTGATAACTCGAATTAAACGTGCCGCTATCCCACGCTTTTGCAGCGTGCGAAACTCTTGCTGCACTACCTGCCGCGCCCGTTATTGCACCAGTAACGGCACCTGACAACGCACCATCGCCCATTCCATTAAGTGCGGCCGTGCCTGCTCCGCTCCAGCTGCCAGTAGATACCCTATGATTTACCGCGCCCGTCGCAGCGCCAATTACTGCGCCTGAAACCATTCCGACAGCCGCTCCTTTTGCAGCGCCGACTGCTATAACGGCGGCAGCAGTTCCTGCTCCAGCTGTTGCAACTGTAATGGCCGCTACGATTGCAACAACAGCGACAACTGCAACAGCCGCAGCGACTTTTTTTGCCCAGCTCGGCCAAGTGCCAGTCTCGTCAAACGTGTTAACTGGATTGTTGAAGCAATATGCAAACAAGTTATATTGTGCCAAATTTTCAAAATCAGCAGTTAATGTCTCTGGCGCATCCGCACTAATCCACCGGCCAATTTTAGAATCATAGTATCTACTGGAAACATAATAGAGGCTCGTCTCCGTGTCGAAATAGTAGCCTCTGTAGCGGATGGGGTTTTGCTGGGCGAGGGAGCCTTCGGATGTCAGGATGTTGCCCCAGGCGTCGTAGGTGTAGGCGGCCAGCATCGTTCCGTCGGCGGAGATCACGCGCTCCACGTCGCCCTGCTGGTTCTTTACGAGGATGCATTCCGTTTCGGCGTCCGCTGTTTTGTAGGTGTAGCCTATCAGTTCGCCGCCGGAGCTGTAGTGGAAGTAGAATGCATCGCTCGCGCCCACGTCCGCCATGAGCTGGCTGCTGTTCCAGATGTAGCGGCGCGTGGCGCCGTTCACCGTCTTTTCGGTACGGAGACCGGCGTCGTTGTACGAGAAGGAGAGCGTCGTGCCGTCCTTCTGCATGGACGCCAGCTGCCGCCCGCCCTGCCAGCTCATGCCCCAGCCGCGGTACGACGTCGGGTTCCCGATTCCGTCGTAGGTTATGGCTTCGCCGTTATACGCCGTCAGGAGATCGCGCCATGTGGCATCCCCATAGGTGTACGAGACCGTGACGGGATTTGTGGTTTGCCCATCGGCGTAGTCGTACTCCGTCTTGGAAAGAATATTTCCGCCGAGGTCGTAGGCATAGTTCCATGCCTTGCCCGCCGCCGTGTTGTACTCCCAGACGAGCTGGTTCAGGCTGTCGTAGGCGTAGGTCGTTGTGCCGTCGCTTAGGATATCGCCGTTTGCGTCGTAAGTATACGAGTGCGAGACCGTATTTCCGCCAAAGGTGCTTGTCAGTGACGAGACCTGCGTCGTCGTATGCTCGGCGTCTATGTCGCGGTAGGCATAGGACGTGGAAAGAACGGTATTTCCGCTGTTCTGGACGGTCTTGCCCGTCACGCGGCTGTAGCCGTCATACGTTATGGATTCCGAAACGGAGCCATATGCCGTATTGGTCGGACGATGGTCATCGTCATACGAGTAGGCATAGGTATCCGTCCGGAGCGTACCATTATTATTGACACGCGTTGTAATGGCCGTGACGTTCTGGTCCGCGTCATAGCTCCACGCAATGTCCGAGATGAGATTCGTCCCGTCCGTCACGACGATGCGCGTCAGGCGGTCCATCGCGTCATAGCCGTAGTATTCGGCAGTCACGAGCGTTTCGCCCGTTATCGCGCCGTTCTCCAGCGTGAGTGACTTCTTCTCTATCTTACTTATCTGCCCGCGGGAGTCGTAGGTATAGGCGTATCCCGTGCCGGTGTTATCGGAGAGGTTCGTGTACCGCCGGAGCAGATCGTCCGTCTGCGCGTCGTAGTCGTATTTCCACCACAGCCCGTTGCCGTACAGCTGCTGCGCCAGCGTCCATGCGCCGGAATTGTAGTCGTTCGAGACCAGCGTCCATGTGTCGCCTATCTTTACCGCCGTCGAAAGGCCCGCCACACCATACGAGAAATTGTAGGTTGTCGCTCCGTCGCCGCCGCTGTGCGAGAGCGACGTGAGATAATCGTCCGCATACACGCTCGAGACGCTGCTGCCGTCCGCGCCGGTAACGCCCGTCTGCCGCCGCATCGAATCGTAGCTGTAGCTCGTTACGGCGTTTTTGGCGTCTGTTACGGCGGTCACTATGGAACGATCCGTGTCGTTCGTGTAGGTGACGGTGTTCCGGTCGCCGCCGGTCGTGGAGGCGAGCATGTTTCCGTCCGCGGTGTAGGTGCTGTCCGAACGGATCGCCGCGCCCGTGTCGTTCTGCGGCCGGATCGTCACGCTCGTGCTGTTGCCGTAGGCGTCGTACCCGTAGTCCGTCTGCAAGCCGGTGGCCGTAATCGAGCGTGTCAGCTGGTGGTTATCGTTATAGGTATACGAATACTGCCCGCCGCCCGGCATCGTGATCGTCGCCACATCGCTCGTACCCTCGACGTAGGTATACGTGGTCGTCGTGCCGTCCGGATTCTTTACGGACGTGAGATTGCCGTCATCGTCGTAGGTATACACATAGTCGAACGGTTCGCGGAAGAGCTGCGCGCCGTCGAACCACGCTTCGTTCCCGTTGTTCTCATAGACGAACGCATATTCCACGCTCGTATAGTCGCCGGTGGCAGTGAGCTTACCGGAGAGGAACTGCCAGTAATGCACGTCCTCATTCACGGGGACGTAGCTCGTTCCAGCGGCGGTCGTGCCGTTATAGAGCGTTACCGCAATGCCCGCCCGGCGCGGGTAGTCCGTCCGGGTCTCCATGGACGCGCTGTCCAGAGGAACGGTCGCCGCCTTCGCCCAGCCGCCGAACGTGAAGATATCCCCCGCCGTGCCGGAGACCGTCACCGTCTGCGTATACCGCTTCGAGACCATCCCCTTGCCCGTCAGGTGCAGCGCGTTCGTATCCAGTCCGCCGCGAGTCTCCCCTGCGGCGTTTTCCACGTTCACCGCTCCGTCTGTGCCGCTTGTTGCCGTGCCGGTCCATGTGCCGGAGATGTCTGCGGAGATGTCGCCGTTCGAGAGGAGGTTGACGTGGTCCACGAGCGAGATCGTCTCGGACGTGTCCCCGATCTGCACCGTTACGGACGTGGTGTCCCCTGTCCGGTACGCGCTCTGGAGGCGGGAGCTCGAAAGCAGCTGGTTGGCGCGATTCGAGGCGCTTTCGTCCTGTGCGTACCGCCCATACAGCGCCTGTCCCGCGCTGTTGTACACCGCCGTCGTGTTGCCGAAGTTGTTGAACTGGTAGATGACGTACCGCCCGAGGTTGTCCGTCACCTTCGTCGTGTTGTCGCCGTAGGCGAATGTGAGAGACGTTACGCTCGTGTTTTTGGACGTATACGAAAGCGCCGTCGTGCGCGCGGGGCTGGCGGACGAGCACGAGACGGAGAGCGTATCGCGGCTGCCGTCCGCGTTCTCGATGTCCGAGGCGGAGGTCATGATGTGCGCGCCGTCCCAAGCGTACGTTACGCTCTCCCCGTCATGATAGGTGACGGAGGCGAGGTCGCCCGCCGCGGTATACGCATACGTCACCGTCTCGATGGCGTCCGAACCCGCGCCGGTATAGGTGAGCTGCGTGAGGCGGCCGTCTGCGTAGGTGAAGGCATAGTGCCGCCCCGCGCCGTCCGTGAGGGCCGTAACGCGGCTGCCGTCCGACGTGATGCTTATGGCGTTCCCGTAGGCGTCCTTTACGGCGGTGAGCTGTCCCGCGGACGAGAACTCCATGGTGTTGCTCTTCTTGTCCGTGATGGTGTATCCGCTGTCGGAGACCGTCAGGGTATACCCGTACCCCAGCTCGTCCTTCCATACGCCGTTCGCGGAGACAAAGTACTTCTCCGTGCCGTCCCCGTCCGTCCAGCGGTAATAGCTCGTGCCGGAGACGGTGCATGCCTCGATGCTCTGCGCGTAGTTGCTGCGCCAGCCGTAGCCGTATCCAATATCATTTGCTCTGGCGGCGAGACTGTAGCAGAAGCCCGGCGCGGCGCTCATCCGGCTGCCGCCGTAGCTCATGTCCGTGCGGCTGAGAAGGTAGTTGCCCGAGAAGTCCTGCACATACGCCGTGCCCGCACGGCCGAGGCTCTGGGACGTGTAGTCCCAGCACTCTTCGAGGCCGCTCGTGTTGATGTAGAAGATCTCCAGCTTGGGATAGCGGTTGTTGCCGCTGTTTTCCTTTGCGTAGTAGTAATACCAGCAGTAGGTGCTCTCGTCCATGGACTTTATCATAAGTCCGTTGTTGAGCTCTCCGGCGTACCACCCGCGCGCCGCGCGGGTGATGTCGAAGATGTTATAGCCCATGCGCCGGTTGTTGTTGAGCTTGAAGTCGAGCGCCGTCTCGTCGCAGGCGGGCTGATTGTTCCAGGAGATTTCCGTATAGTCGAGCCGTTCGGCGGCGGAGACCGGATAGATGCTGCTCTCGAGCGTGCCGGGGACCTTGGAGCTGAACTCGCAGTAATAGTGCAGCTTGGCGCTTATAATGACGTCCGAGCTGCCGATGGAGGGCAGGTCATTGATGCGGATGAACGTGCGGCAGGTGCCGCTCGTTCCGGCGTTGCCGACGATAAGATTATTCGTATAGGGATAAGAGTAGCGCGCTCCGGCAGTAGTGACATAGCAGTCCTCGAAGCTGGAGGTGCTGAGCATGGTATAGATCGTGGGGTCGAGCGTCACGGGCCAGCTGCGCACAGAGTCGGAAAGCCAGTCATGGTCCGGGCGGCAGACCATGGCATATTCGCCGGTGTTTAGCGTATACAGCTCGACCGCGACATTGCCGATGAGCCCGTCCGCGTCGTAGAGGTACGAGGGCGGGATATAGAAGATGATCTCGCCGTTCTCGTCCGTGAAGTCGATGCTGCCGTCCTCGTGGAGCTTGGGCGTGAGTCCCGGCGCCGCGATGGTGGAGGAGTAGACCTCCGACGTAGAAGCGAGGCTTTGGAGGATATAGCTTTCTTTGAGAGAGTTGCTCTGGAGGTCGTAACGGATGTCTGCGCCGCCGTATACGCCCGCATAGGTGACGCTGCTTTCGGTATGCACGGCGGTCATGCGAGCATTCGCGCCCGCGGGCGTTTCCGGTGCGGACGACACCGCGGACGACGACGACGCGCCGTCCGGACGGAAGTACAGGGTATATCCGCGGTGCGTCACGGCGATGCGGTTCGTATCCGTGAGCGACGTGGGGAACGTCACGGAGAGCGCTCCCGCGGCGTTGCGCAGCGCCGGTTCGGTGATATCCAGCGTTTCGCTGTAGTCCAGCGCTGCGTCCACGGAAGCCGTTCCGGCAGCGTCCGTAATGCCGCCGCCCTGCTCCTCGCTCACGACCGCGCCGGTCGGCACGCCCGCATGCGCGGCCACGGTATACGAGGCCGTGGTCTCGTTCAGGCGGTTGTCGATGTCCTGCCACGCGCCGTTCTCCTCGTAGTGCACGGCGCTGGGGTACACGACCGCCATTTTGGCCCCGTTTTCCAACGTATACTGTTTCGTGAACTCCTCGCGCAGGGAGGTATCTTCCCCGAGCACGGCGATCTCGTCCGCCGCCACGGCGTCCGACATATCCACCGGCTGGAAGCTTTCGTTCGTATAGGAGGCATCCCCATCCGCCGCCAATGCCGTTACCGGCAAAAGCTGGAACAGGAAAACCACCGAAAGAAACAGGCACAGGGCTTTTTTCAGACGAGACATGGTTTGTCCCCCTTGATACAAAAATGACACAATGTCGCAGATCGATAAAATTGCATAATTTCATCGGGTTTACGGACTTCGTGTCTGGGAAAATTATATATACTCAGAAAGGAAAATGCAAGAAAAAGTTATCTAATCCTGCATAAGCGCCGACGAAAAAAGGAACGCCTTTTGCTTTCGCAAAAGGCGTTCCTTTTTGGCGGAGAAGCCGGGATTTGAACCCGGGCTCGGCTCATCACCGACTACTCCCTTAGCAGGGGAGCCCCTTCGGCC